AGACACCCTGAGTCGTGGCGGGAGGGCGCTTGTCGCCGAGCACACGGCAGCGCGCGGGCTGGTCCGCGCGTTGCGCGGGACGCCGTTCCGCTGCACCGACTCCACCCCGGTGGGCGCGCCCCTTGCCTTGTTCCGCGAGCTACTCGGCGCATGACCACTCACCCGCGGACCCTCACCGGTCCGCCTCTCCGAAGGCCGCCCCATCCCTGGTGGGCGTGTGGCGGCCCTCCGAGAGCAACCACCCACGAAGGAGAGCCCCATGTCCGACGTCCTCACCCCCGACCTCGCCGCCCTCGGCTACGAGCAGCACCGTGGCTGCCTTGTGCTCCTCACGCTGGACGGTGCTACCGTCCACGCTCTTGACGGCCGCCACATCGGCGACTTCCGCGAGCCCCGGATTGGCTCGGTGGCGTCGGCCTACGAGTGGCCGCTCGACTCCGCAGACGCGGCGCTTGCGGTCGCCGCGGTCGAGGCGGCGCTCCTGCTCCGCGCCGCGCTCGCGGTGACACCGGCCACGCTCCTCGCGGCTCGCGAGATCGAAGAGGCGATCGACCATGCCGAGCTGGCGATCAGCGACCTGGACGACGGTGGCACCGTGGAGGACGTGGACGACGAGGACGACGGCCCCCGACCCTGCGCGGACTGCGGGGGCTTCGGACACGGGCCCGACACCATGCAGGGCGGCGAGCACGACAACGGCCCGTGCCCCACCTGCAACGGATCCGGCCTCGCCACCCCCTTCGAGGACTGCGGGGCTCCGAACCGCGTCACCGGGCGCGAGAGCGCCGCCCAGGAGGCCTGGGATCGTCAGGCCGAGCTGCTAGACGGTGCGGACCTGCCAGACCTGGACACCGACGGGGGTGGCCGGTGATCGCCCGAGCCCTGCTCACCGCCCGCCTTGCCCTCGCCCTGGGGCGGGTGGACCGCGCGACCTACCACGAGGACGGCACGCGCCGGGAGACCGACACCGACCACACGGTGATGCTCTGCCTTCTCGTCGCCGACCTCGCCCAGCTCCCGACGCTGCGCGACCGGGTGGACCTCGGGAAGCTCCTCGCGTTCGCCATTGTTCACGACGTGGTGGAGGCCTACGCCGGGGACACGGTCTCGATCGCCCTCACCGCCGAGGAGCGCCGCGCCAAGGCCGCCCGCGAGGCCGAGGCCCTCGCCCGCCTGCGGTCGGAGTTCGGGCCCGAGGCCTGGATCGTGCAGACGATCGAGGCCTACGAGCGCCAGGACACGATCGAGGCGCGGTTGGTCAACTACGCGGACAAGATCGTCCCGAAGCTCACCCACGCCCTGAACGGCGGCCGAACCCTGCTCGAGCTGGGGGTCGGCATGGACCCAGTGAGCGAGCAGGGACAGCGGCTCACCGCGAAGAGCCCGGATCTGCCCGAGCTCACCGAGCTCTTCGACGCCGCCCGAGCGGAGATGGTGCGGACCTACCGGATCGCCACCGCCCCCACGATCGAGGAGGTGGCGCTCGCCCTGGGGGAGCAGCACGCCCACCTTGCGCCCTACCAGACGCACGATCAGCCCGACGGGCCGGGCACCGACCTCGTTCCCGCCGTGTGGTGGGCGGTCCACCGCTGGGAGGAGGACGAGCTCCGCCGCCCCGTGCTCGCGCCGGTGCGCTGGACCGACGACGACGGGCACGACCACGCGCTCGCCGGACCGACGCGCGAGGACGCGCTGGTGGCCGCCGGCGAGGCGATCCGCGCCGGGCGCTTCGACCCGGTGACCACCTGCCCCGGCTGCAACGGCTCGGGGAGCTGGGAGACGGAGTGCTGCAGCGGTGCCGGCGGGTGCTCGTGTCGGGGCCAGGTGCTCGACATGGGGGCCTGCAACGTGTGCGGAGGGCGCGGCGAGGTGCAGGGCAGCTACGACCGCAGCGCGAACCTGCGGACGATGGAGGGCGCGGCCTTCATCGGCACGGGGCCGACCTCGGGCTGGGACGGCGCGAAGCGCCTTGGGGTGAGGCCGTGAGGGTGATCGATCGGCTTCGGCGGGCCTACCCTGGCGTGACCTGGAGCTTCTCCCGAGAGATCGGGTCGCGCTGGACCGCGAGCGACGGCCGGGTGGTGGAGGCTCGATCGGCCTGTCACTTCTCGCCAGGTGGCTCCGAGAGCTACCGGGTTGTCTACCTGTGGGCCAGCTCTGGCCTTCCGGTGTCGTTCCTGGGTGCCCCGGGCGATGCGGTCATGAGCCCCACCGGAACAACCCTCCCCGCCACCGGGATCGGCGTGTGGGAGGGGGCGCGGGTCTTCGTGTGGGGCCGCCCTGGGATCGTGGTTGGGGGCGTCCGCGATACGGCGTATGTGTGGCTCGTGCCCACCACCATTCAGCCTGCGGCGATGATCCTGCCCGCTGCAGCGGCCCTCACGCTCGACCTCACCCACCGCATGACGCGGCTGGAGGTGATGGCGAGGCTCGGCGCAAGGGTGGGCGCCGACGTGAGCGAGGGCGTGCTCTGGTTCCGCATGTTCGCACGGCGCACGTGGATGCTCGACGGGAACGGGGGCCAGCCAGGAACGTGGTCCCCAACGGAGGATGGCGATGCGTCGATCCTGCCCGCCCTCGCCGACCTCGACCCCACCGACGACACCCGAACCAACGACGGCGCCCTGGAGGTGGACATCAAGGCTCTGGCGATCGTGGCCGCGCAGGTGTTCACGCCACCTGCGTGATCTGGAACCAAGGCAGCGGCCCGGAGGTCTGGTAGGGATCGGCGATCACCAGCTCCGTCGACAGCGCCTGCCCACCCACGCTCACCCGGACCCGGCAGGCGATCGACAGCGCCCCAGCCACTCGCGACGCCACCACTGACTCGACCCCGACCACCCCGTCGACGAGGAGGAGCTGCCGCCGCACGGCCGCCTGGATCTCCACCAGCGGGATCGCGGGCCGGTTGAACCAGCTGTACCAGGGCAGCCCCCGGGCGGTGTCCTCCAGCGCGCTCCCGAGGCTGGTCCGCATCCGGTGCAGGATGTGGACCCGGATCGCTGCGAGCCCCGTCACGAGCCGCATGGGGAGGTCGACGGAGCCGTCCGCGCGCCTGGCGTAGGTGGGTGCGGTCACGCGAACACGCCCTGGCCGAACCCGCGGCCCGCGACGTCGAACATGCACACCCGGAGGAGGACCTGGGCCTTGGCGCGGCGCTCCAGGAAGGTCTCGCGCGTGAGCCGGGGCGCCTCCTCCGCGCAGCCCACGGTGAGCAGGGCGGCGGCGGACTGCAGGAGGTGGTGGCGGGTGAAGGTGCGCATGGGGGCCCTCTCAGGTGTCGACCTTGATCCGCGTGCTTCGTAGCGCGGCCTCTGTGGTGGCCGCAACGGAGCCCACCACCACCGACGCAACGCACGTTGGGAACAGCGACGTGGTGCCGGTGAAGGGCGCGGGTGACGGCGCAACCGTGGCCCCGGCCGGTGTCGAGTAGGTCGCCCTGTTCAGGTACGCCTCGACCCGCTCGATCCGGGCGGCGGTCTCCTGGGCCAGCGCGAGCGCGCGGCTAGCCGTGGAGGCCCCGACGAACAGCGCCTCCCCCGTCGGCAGCACGAACACCGGCTGTCCGTCGCTGCGGAACTCCCCCGCGGTGAGCTCGTCGGTGGAAGGCCGCGCGCCCGGGTAGAGGACCATGTCCGACAGGTCGAACTCCCTCAACGACAGCAGCTCCACCGGCACCGCGGCGCCCGAGTCCACTTGGTCGTGCGACCTGTGCCGCACGATCCCCTCGCACCTGTCGCCTGGGTCGAGGCCCCACCGAAGCGCTCGACCTCCCCCGTCCTGCCAGCGGACCGGCACCGCGTAGATCACCGGGGGCGTCGCGGCGGTGATGCTGCCGTCGGGGGCTTGTCGCGGGTCATCCGGCACACACGGCCGGACGTCAGCGGTCTGGGTCGACGGGTAGTAGGCGATGACCTCCACGTCGACGGCGACACGGACGGCGCGACGGATCGCGGGTCCGGCCTGGAGGATGAGATCGGCGAGGGTCGGGGTGGACATGGTGGGAGCGTAGCGTGGGTGGCGGGGTTGCGCGTGTTTCCGTGCGGTGGTAGGTTGTGGGTGGAGGTGTTCATGAGGGACCCGAAGCAAGATCCCCGCGTTGGCGACGTCTTCCTCTTTCCGCGCGCAGACGCGCCGGGAGAAGCGCACGTCGGGCGCGTGGTGTTCGTAGACGACGGCGAGCCGGTGTTTGTGTTTGCCAGCATCGGTGATGCTGGCCCGCGCTGGCGGCTGACCGACTGGAGAACAGGGGGCGTTCCGTGCGTCGTTTGCCCTGACGCTGACGCCTCGCGGGCCGACCCCGCCTGCCCAGCCTGCGGCCTCCCCCTCCGCGTCGACTGGCGCGGCACCACCGCGGCCGTCCTCTGCACCCCGGAGTGCGGCTACAGCGACCGGCTGACCCTGCAGACGCCGGAGGGCCGAGAGGCCGATCGGATGCTGCGGGAGAGCTTTGGCCGCCGCCCCACCATCCGCGAGCACATCGCAGCCGTGAAGGCCGCGTACGAGGAAGGCTACGACCTCGGCGTCTCCCTCGGCGCCGCAGAGCCCCGCTACTGGGGCACCAGCGAGGCACGGGGGCTGCTCGCTCAGTGCTGGTTCGACGAGGTGGAGGCGGTCGACCGGCAGGACGCCGCGCCGCCCGTCCGCACCCACTGGCTCCGGCGCGGCGTGGCGGAAGATCTGGGGCGAGTCGCCGCTGGTCACGAGGCCCGCCGCCCCGTGATCCGCGTATAGTAGGGGTTGGACCACCCCGAATCCCCATCGTGCTCCACCACCTCCGCCACGTAGTCCCCCGCCAGCAGCTCCCCCTCGACCCGGTACAGGTCCCCCGGCAGCACCGACGGCGCCAGCATGACCTCCGCCACCACCTTCCCGCCATCCGCAGCCTCGGGCCACCCAACAAGCCCGGAGTCCGGCCCGAAGGACAGCGACCGGGTCCGCAGCGTCCCCGCCCGCGGCACGAACACCAGGCGCCCGCCCTGGATGGCGTAGGTGCACCCGCAGTCCGCCGCCAGCGTTCGCAGCACCTGCCGTGCGTCCCCCGAGACGACGTATCCCCGCGCGTACCTGGCCTCGGTGGGCAACTCCTGCTGCAGCCGCCCCACGCCGAGCTGGTCCGCCACGTAGTTCGCCACCTCCCGCGCCGTCACCTGCCCCTGCCACGACGCCGACAGCCGGACCGACGCCAGCGACACCCCGGCCTCGTGCACCTGCCACTCGGTGATGACCTCCCCCGCCTCCACCCGGCGCCGGAGCGAGTCCTTGACCACGGTCCCCTGCATGAGGACCCCGGTGCCCGTGTCGAGGTGCCCAGCGATGAGCCGGACCAGGGTGTCGGAGCGCTGGATCTGGCCGTAGGAGTCCTCGCCGAGGCCCCAGACGCGGAGGTTCGCGGCGTCGAGGCCCTGGCTCGTGCGGCGGGTGGAGAACTCCAGGCGGAGGCCCTCGAACTCCTGGCCCTGGCCGTTCGTGGGATCGATCGCGAGCCGGACGACGCGCTGGAACATGGGCACCTCGCGCGGGGGCTAACTTGGTTGCGTGCGTTTCCGCGCGGTGGTAGGGATGGGGTAGGAGTCGCGACACAATGGCCCGATCGCTGGCTGTACACCTCGTCACCCACGACGGGATCGCGATCGGCGTGATCGGTCCGCATCGGCTGCGTGTGCTCGCGTGGCCGCGCAAGAACTGGTCGATGGCCACGCGCGAGGCGAGGAAGGCGCTCAAGCGCTGGACGCAGCCGATCGGCGTGGAGCTTGGTCCAGCTTCGGAGCCGCCTCCGGGAGTCGGGATCCGCGCGTGGGCTGAGTCGGTGCTCGCGCATGCGGTCGCTCCGGCGCGCTGGGATCCTCCAGCGTACCGGCCACGGTCGGCATCTGAGGACGTCGCTGCGGTCCCGAGCCTGCGAAGGGCGGACCCGGACGAGCCCGACGTTCCGCACCCGCTCTACCCGCCTCGCGGTCGGTGGCGCCCGCGGTGGACGTGGAGCGCGCACGCGCCGAGGTACGACGGGGCCAGCAGGGGGCTCGTGACGGACGGCGGCGCGGTCTGGTCGCTCGACTGCGGGCGCAGGATCCCTCCGAACGAGGGCGCGCCCTGACGCGGTCAGCCCTCCGCAGCGGCCTCAATCTCCGCCGCCGTCACGTACAGCACCTGGACCTGCACGCCCAGATCGTCGTGGGTGTAGACGTCCGGCCCGGTGCAGATGAACCTCCCCGGCGGCCCTCCCTCCCACGCAGCAGGCAGGGCAAGCGGCGCGCCAGGGGTCAGCCGCGCACCCACCGCCACGTCCTCCCCGGCGGCGCTGAGGGCGTCGACGAACCACGCAGCGACCCGGGGGAGCCAGTAGACCCGCAGGCCGACGGTGACCCCCTCCAAGTCGACCTGGAGGGTGTAGCGGTCATAGCGGGCGTCGAGGGGGATCTGGAGCATGAATCACCTCGGTGCGAGGGCGCCAACGGCTTCCCCGCCAATGACGAGCGTCGACTTCCTCCGCGTCGGCTGGCCCCCCCGGTCCTGCTCCGGCGCACGTCCTGCCGCCACATCGGAGCGCGCCGTCTGCCCCGTCCGCGGCGTCCGGTCCGGCCCCAGCTCCACGGTGCGGACGTCGGCCACCTGGGACTCGATCAGGGTGATCTCGTAGGTGACCCCGTAGGTCCCCGCGCGCTCCATCGGCCACGCCTGCAGCAGCAGGTTCGGCCGGATCTGCCCGGCCATGTCGGGGTCGTAGTACGTCACGAAGTGGCCGATGCTGCCGTCCAGCCACGCCCGGACCTCGTCGAGGCGCTCCTGGCCGCGGGTGAGCCCGGCGATCATGGGCGTCTCGCTCACGATCCAGGTGAAGCTGATCGGCATCTGCAGGCGGGTTTGGTTGTCCGTGAAGACGGTCCTCGTTTGCGCCGGGTGCTGGCTGATCTGCGTCTCCTGGACCTCGCGGTACCGGATGACGCCGTCGAGCACGAGGTCGACCTCGCTGCCATCCTGTCGGACAAGCACGGCGGGCATCACTCCACCCCCTGGGCCTGGAGCGCGCTGTCGACCTGACGCCCCACCTCTTCCTTCGCCGCCCGCACGAGCTCACCGCGGTCGAGGTTGGCCTGGATGTTGACGCTCGGCGCGATGAGCATCCCTCCAGCGCCCGACAGCGCCTCCAGGCTGCGGGGGTCCGCGGAGAGCACCCCAGAGAGCGCCTCGCGCCCCTCACGGACGCGCACGGACGGATCCCCGGAGTAGTAGCGACGCGTCAGCTCGAAGCCCTTGCGGGCCTTCTGGACGCGTTCTGTGCCGGCTTCGATGATCCCGCCCAGATCGATGCTCGCCAGGAAGTCCGCGAGGGGCTGCAGCGAAGGGAGGGTCTCGGCGAGCTTGTTCATCGCGTCGACCAGCTCCACCCCGATCACGTCCGCCATGACCCCGCCCGCTGCTGCTGCCTCGTACAGCAGGTCGCGGACGGCTTCGATCCCCTCCTGGGTCTCGCCGCGGACGCCCAGGGTCTCGGCGAGGCGGAGGATCGCGGCGTCCCCGTCGTCGGCAGCGACGGACAGGTCCTCAAGCGCCAGCGTGGCGAGCAGCAGGCCGGCGGCCAGCGGCCCGCCGCGCTTTGCCAGGGCGAGCGCGCCAGCCACAGGCTTAGCCAGGGCGCCGCCGAGCCCTCCCGAGGCAGCAGCGGCGGTAGCGAGGGCCTCTGCGGTGCCCGCCGCCTTCCACGCCGTGCCCAGCCCCACGCCCGCGACAACCAGCCGCCCAAACGGCGTCGTCGCGAGGTCCGCGGCCTTCCCGATCCCCTCCAGGATGATGTCGAGCCGCTGGTCGATGAGATCGCTGTTCGCGAGGTACCAGTCCCGTGTCCCGGTGGTCACGCGCTCCAGAGCGGGCAGGACGGAGAAGCCGATCCGCCGCGCCGTGCTGGTCGCCACCTCGCCGAGGTCCCCGAGCGAGTCGAGGAAGGCGCCGCTGAGCTCTGCGTCCGCGTCGGAGATGACGACGCCCAGCCTCTCGGCGCGCGTCAGGAGCTCCTCGATCCCCCCGCTCCCCTGACCGAGCAGCTCCGCCAGCCGTGGCCCGGCCTCGCCGAGAAGCGTGAGGCGCAGCGTCGCGCGCTCGCCTTCGTCGTCGATCGTCTGCAGGCGGTCGGCGATGTGGAAGAGCGCGTCGTCGGCGCTCTGGATCTCGCGTGGGTCGATCCTGAGCTTCTCGAACGCCTCGGCCGCAGGCCCGGTGCCCTCGCGAGCCGCGCCGAGGTTGCGCTGGAGCGTGATCAGCCCCTGACTCAGCACCTCGACAGACGCACCCGCCCGCTCGGCGGCGTAGCTCCAGGCGGTCACCTCCGAGGCGGAGAGGCCCATCCGGATGCCCAGGTCGTTCGCCTCGTCGGCGGCCAGGGCGGCCTCGTAGGCCATCCCAGCCAGCGCCAGGCCAGCGCCCACGGCAGCCGTCGCCACCCCCGTCAACCCCGACCGCGCCGCAGCCTCGCCGGCCTTGTCGTAGAGGTAGCTGACGCCCACCACCAACCGGTCGATCACCCCCGCGTCGTCAGCCATGGGTCACCCCTGCACGTCGTAGCGCAGCCTCGTGCGCCCTGTCGATCTCGCCCTGCTCGCGCTGCCAGTCGAAGACGTCGAGCTTCGCCAGCGACTGCAGGATCTCGCGGATCGTGCAGCGCTCCACGTCACGCAGCCGAGGGGGCAACCGCTCGCACAGCTCGATCGACCAGAGGTCCGCGTCGACGCCCGTCACGTACAGGCCGTCGACGAGCTCGCCGCTCAGACGGCGTCCGTTGCCGGGTCGGGCTGGGCTGGGCTCGCCGAGGGCGCGTCGCCGCGCTCGACCCCCGGCGGGAAGAAAAAACCGTGTCTGGACCAGATCTCCCAGGCGATGTCGGCAGGCTCGCCGGGCCGATCCGCGAACAGGGTGGACCAGTGGGCCAGCACGTCCTGGCCGTCGCAGGTCCAGCCGCGCAGCGTGCGCTTGACGAGGTCGCGGTGCGTCGGGTGGGCGAGGATCTTCGCGCGGCACCGCAGGACGGTGGCGCCCACCACCTGCTGCTCGGCTTCGGTCTTCGGCGACAGGAAGCCCAGCCGGAACGCGCCCGAGGCTTCGGCGGCTGGGGCGAGGTCGCACCACAGCTCCCAGGCCTCGTGTCCGACGGGGACTTCGCCGCGGTAGGTCCGGCCGCTCCAGGTGAGGGTCGCCACGTCAGATCCCGATGCGGGTGACGTCGGAGACGGCCAGCACCCAGGACAGCAGCTCAGCCTCTCGGGCGCTGGTCACGCCGGGCTGCTCGGTGATGACCGCGTCCGACCAGGACGCCTTGCGCACGGGGGCCGCACCGGGGATCGGCATCTTGGCGACGTTGCCAGCCCAGACCTCGCGGGTGGCGGACAGGCGGTCCAGGTCCTGCTGAGCGGCGAGCTGCAAGAGCGCCAAGTGGGCCGCGTCCGTCTCGTAGCAGGTGATCGTGAGGGTGCCGCTCCTCACGGGGGAGAACTGCGCGATGAGGTCGCCGTTGTTGCTGTCTGCGGTCGTCGCCTTCGGGGGCAGCACGAGCGTCGCCCGGGTGGTGGTCCCGCCCGGAGGGATGACGACGCCGCGGATCGTGATGACGTCGCTGCTGACGTCGAAGCGCTGGAGCATCAGACCTCCTCGCCGGTGATGGGAACCGTGATCGTCTCGACCTCACCGGCGATGACGCAGTAGACGTTCAGCGTGATGTCGTTGTCGGACACCTCGCCCACGACCTGGTACCCGTCGGGGTAGGTCTCGGTCGGGGTCCAGTAGCCGACGCCGGCCAGGGCCTTCATCACGCCCTCGGCGGGCGCTTCGACCTGCGAGATCCCGCTGAGGTTGCGCAGGATGGGGCGTCCGAGGGTGGCCTGTCGGAGCAGGAGCGCCGCCTCGACCGTGCGGATCGACCGGGCGGCGTACATGAGCCGAAGCTGGGCGGACAGGTCCTTCCCGCTCGGGGCGGTGATGCCCATCGCCACCCGCTCCGACGCGCCCGAACCCTCGTCGAGCTTGTCCACATAGCTGACGTTGTTCGTGGTCAGGTTCGTCTTCTGCGACTCGGTGAGCGTCGGCACGGCAACGCTCAGCAGCCGGACGAACGCCCCCTGTGGCCCCTGCGCCATGTTGATCCCGCTGGCGAGGCCCATCCACGCGCAGGCCGTGGGCTGGGCGTCGTCGGAGTAGAACAGGCGGCAGCAGTCGAGCGCCGTGAGCGCGTCCAGGGAGGTGGGGAAGGAGCCGCCGTACAGCCCCGTATCGGCCGACTGCACCGCCCAGAAGTAGCGGGCCCGTCGCTGGGCGCTGGCCGTCCACCACGCGGCGAAGGTCTCCAGCACCGTCTCGGTGGCGGTCTGCAGGTAGATGATCCCCACGTTGACGCTGCCGGTGGCGATCAGGAGGTCCAGCGCGTCGGCTGGAGCCCCCACGCCGTAGGTGCAGACGACCACCGACGCTGGCGCGAACTCCTGCCCCAACGCGGCGTCGAGGTTCGTCGCGGTCGTGCTGGTGATCTGCGACGCCGCCAGGGCAGCAGCAACCTCGGTGGACGTGGTGAAGGTCATGAACGACCCGGCCCCGCCGCCTTCGAGCGTGTCGGCGGAGAGGATCACCGGCGTCCCCAGGGTGACCCCGACGCCTGCCCGGGGGAGCAGCGTGGTGGTGATGACCAGCTTTCGCGCGAGCGCGGTCATGGATGGCGCCTCCTGGATGGAGCGACGGTACCACGCGGGAGATGGTGGCGCTACGCTGGTCCGGGTTGCGCGTGTTTCCGGGGCGTGGTACGTTTGGGGTAGGAGGTGTGAATGATCACACGGGTTCGCGTGTCGGGCATCGGCCCGCACGAGTCAACAGACCTGACGCTGCCGGCGTCAGCGTCGATCACCGGGCCGTCGGAGTCCGGGAAGAGCACGCTCATCGCAGCGATCGCGTGGTGCCTCTGGGGCTCGACCCTGGATGGCGCCCTGCAGCGGGCCGGGGAAGCAGCGCTGGTGATCGTCTCGCTGGCGTCCGGGGTCCAGATCGCCAGGAAGCGGACGCCCGGCGGGACACCGACGATCTCCATCCAGACGGCGGATGGTGCGACGGTGCGGATCTCGTCGCAGGCGGGGCTTGCTCCCTACCTGGGTGAGCTCACCGACGCGGACCGGGGTCGGCTGGTCCTGGTTCCGATGGCCTGGCGCGAGCTGGCGGAGGGTGCCGGCAGCGGCCGGGCCTTCCGTGAGTTCCTGGCGCGCGTGCTGCCCGGCTCGACCGTGACGGCGCTGCTCGCCGCCGACCTGGCCGAGAGCGAGCCACGAGACGAGAAGCGGGCCGGGGAGTGGGTGCGCGTGGCCCGGCAGGAGGCAGCTCACGCGCAGGGGCAGGCTGACGAGGCGGCGCGGGCGTCGGCTGGACCTGAGCCGGTGGCGCCCGATGCTGAGCAGCTCGCCGCGGCACGGACGGCGCAGCAGGCGGTCAAGGCCTCGCGCGCAGATGTAGCCGCGCACACCCCGCTCGTGGTGGCGTGGCAGGCAGCCGGTGCCCAGCACGCGGCACGGCAGGCGGAGCAGGCCCGGTGGGACGCTACGCAGCCGGTGGAGCCCACGGTCGCTGAGCCGCTGGACGGGGAGCAGGACGCGGCTGGTGAGGCTGTCGCGCGGTGGGAGCGCGAGGTCACCGCAGCGGCACAAGCGCTCGCCGAGGTGGCGGAGCACGAGCGGGCGGCGGCTGCCTCCGCCCAGCGCGAGCAGGAGCGTGCGGCGTGGACGTCGAGGCGGGCGGCGCTTGCGGAGCCCGCACGCGAGCCAGGGCCCACCGAGATCGAGGCGGCGGAGGCGGAGGTCGCCCTGGCCCGCGGAGCGCTCGCAGCCCGGGAAGCCGAGGCAGCAGCAGCCCGGGAGTACTACCGTGGGGAGGTGCTGGCGCAGGAGTCCCGCGAGCGGGAGATCGCCGCGTGGGACCGCCAGCGCGCCGCCCTGGTCGAGCCGCCCGTGGATGGCTGCCCCGGCGTCGCCGTCTCGAAGTGCCAGCGCGCGAGCGACGCGCGGGCGACCTATGACCGGGCGGTTGAGGCTCTGGGCCCGCGCCCCGAGCCCCTGCCGAATCCGGCTCCGCTGATTCACCAGGATCTGACGGACGCGGTTGGGCGCGTCCGTCTCGCAGAAGCAGACCGGGCCGATCTTGCCGCGCTCACGGCAGCGTGGAAGACCCACCGCGCAGCCCTCCGAGCCCTCGGGGACTGCCCCGCCGAGCTGCCCGCGCCCGGCGCGTTCACCGACCGCGCGACGGTCGAGGAAGCGGTCGCAGGCACCAAGCGCGGTCTGGCGTCGGCCCGTCAGCGCGTCGAGACGCTCACCCAGGCAGCAGCAGCGTGGGCCACCTACCGCCAGCGCGTCGCCGACCGCGGCACCCGCCCCGAGGACGCACCCGACCCCGGACCGGAGCCGATCGCCCCGGAGGCGCTGACCCTCAGCCCCACCGACCGGCAACTCCTCGCCGACGCCGAAGCCTACCCGCGCCTCCTGGCCGCGCACCAGGAGCGCGCCGCTGCCATCACACAGCGCGCAGCCGAAACCGCAGCCCACGCCGCCGCGAAGGCTGCCACCCGCACCCGCGCAGAGCAGGTGCTGGAGCTGGTCCGCTCGGCGCCCGGCCGCGTGCTGGCCGGGAAGCTCGCGCAGCTCGGCGACATGGGCCCCGTGACGATCACCGCCACCGACGACGAGATCGCCGTGCTGGTCGATGGCCGTCCGTGGCGCGTGGCCTCGACGGGGCGGAGGATCGCGGCCGATGCGATCCTTCGTGCTGCCCTCCGGCGGGCGGTCGGGCTTGATGCCCTGCCGATCGTGGTCGATGAGGCGCAGAGCGTCGGCGGGATCGACTGGCCGGATCTCGGGGCGTGCTGGCGGATGACGACCACGACGAGCGGCGTGCTGACCGTCGCCTGACCTACCCCTCCGGCAACACGATCGCCGGAGCCTCGCCCATCCCCTCGGCCTGACCGCGCCCGATCGTGTTGACGATCAGCTCCTCCATCTCCCCAGCATCGGCGTCGTCACCGACCGCGAAGACGTACTGGGCGATGAGGTCGCAGGACAGGCGGGGCTCCATGCCGCTCTTGTAGAGCTTCGCCACGTCGAGCAGCGGCGTGACCCGGACCACACCCACCCCAGCGGCGCGTAGGTTGGCCCCCAGAGCGTTCGCAGCGCTTCGGACGAGTGTCCGCCAAGCCCGAAGCACCGGCTCCGCAGCGAGGCCGTAGGATGTGATCTGGTAGCGCACCTGCACCACGTCGGTCTCGGTGATCACCCCGTCGTCCAGGGAGCTGTCCGGGAAGCCCAGCGCCTCTTCGTTGAGCTGGGTGACAACGATGTAGGACGTCCCACCCCGGGCAGCGTCGACCTGCCCCGGCCAGACGGTGACGGAGCCGATCCCGGGCGTGGCGAGGATGGAGGCGCGGACGGCGGCTTGGGCTTGGGCGGCGGTGATGGGCATGGGCACCCCGCCCGAAGCGTAGCACGGCCTCACGGATCCGGCGGCACACCCACTTGAGGCCGCAACGGCTGGAGCAGGTAGACCTCCGCCTCCCAGTGCCGGCGGATCGGTCCCAGGGCAGGCCAGGGGTGAGCCCACCAGACCTTCCACGCGAGGCCGGTGTCCTCGTCGCGGACCTCGTCGGGCGGGTAGCCGGCGCCCTCCTCACGGACGCTCACGAGCTCCACGAAGGACCACACCCGGCGACGCTCCTGTCCGCCGTAGCCCGGATCGTCGACGGTCATGCTCAGGTCGGCGGGCTGCCACGACCCCTTGAACGCGATCTCGGCCGGCGTCTGCTCGACCGGGAACCCTTCGTCGTCCTGGGTCTGCACGGCGTAGCGCAGGCGGGTCAGGCTCGCGGTCATGAGCTTGGCGAAGGGTCCGGGCATGCTCACCTCAGCCGATGAGGTAGCTCGACCCGTCGGGCATCTCCACCATGGCGCGCTGGGACTGAAGAAGCCGCTGCGTGTCCACGAGGGGCTGGTCGGAGCCCTTGAGCGCCTTGGTCAGCGGGGCGTTCGGAACCCACGGCCCGGTGCTCAGGACGTCCTTCACGTCGCCGGCCATCGCCACGCCCAGCAACCGGATCTCCGGCAGGCCATCGCTCCCGCCGCTCCCCCGCGCCTTGATCACCCGCCCGGCCAGCTTCCCCCACCGCTCCCGGTGCGTGTCGAGGCTGGTCCGGAGCCACGGCCTGCTGGGGATGTTCTGCTCGTCGTCGCCGAACTCGTTGGTGGCGGCGACGGTGAGCAGGGTGGCCTCGCCGTCAGCTGTCTGCGCATCGACCCCCTGCACGCCCGCGGTGACCAGCACGCCGTCGAGCCCGGCCAGGCGCTGGAACGCGGCCTCCATGCCGGGGAGGTTGGGGGGCAAGCGCGCCAAGCAGCCTCCAGGGGAAGAGGTGCCGCCCCGGGGTCTCGCTGGGGGCGGCGGGTCAGCGAAGGGGAGCTCACCATCTGCACGCCGTCGTCGGTCCCACGCTTCCCGACACCGCTGGTGAGCCATGGATCCCGGTCCCTCAGCCGGGTGGAGGTGTCGCAGAAGCCGATCACCACCACCATGGTACCCCAGGCCGGAAACGTGCGCAAGCCTCAATAGGCCCCGGGCAGCACGGCGAGGGGGCGCGTCTTGAGGAGCGACATCGCCGAGCGGCCGTAGGGGGTCAGGGAGAGGTCGGCCTCCGAGGCGTCCAGCGGCTGGGCGGGGGACATGGCGCCGGAGGAGCCGTAGCCGATGGCCATCCCGCCGACGGACGTGGAGGCGATGGCGCCCGCCGTCGCGCCGGCGCCGATACCCGCGTCCTCGTCACCCTGTGTCCCGGCGAGGTCCCGGGTCACGGCGTGGGCGAGCATGTAGCCGAGGCGATCCAGGAGGTAGACCCCGAAGACCCGCGCGGACGAGTGCGCGTTGCACCACGGGATCCGCGCGTCCAGCAGGGCGTCCGCGACGGGGACCAGCTCCGGAGCCAGGGCGCGCGCCTTCGCCCGGATCGTGGCGTCGGTGAAGCTCACTGGCTCGCGCCCCAGGAGAGGATCTGCTTCGAGCCGGCGGGGCGCTTGGCCTCCTCGTGCCCGTCGAGGTCCGTGCCGCCGGTGGCGGTGATCGTGCCGTTGTGCTTCCACCGGCGCAGGAGCCGGATCGCGGCGTCGGGCAGCTCGACCGCGACCTGCTCCCTGGCCGGCTGTCCGTCGGGGCCCTTCACGGTGATCTCCATCTCCAGGACGCGCCCCTTGACCAGCGCGTGGGCGCCCGGGATCAGGAAGACCGGGCCGAGCGCGAGGGGCGTGTGGGGCAGCGCGTTGGTAATGTAGACCGGCCTTCCGTCGAGCACGATCTGCGCCCGCTCCCGCTTCGGCCGGTTGAGGCTGGGAACGGCGGCAGGGATGACCTCGTCGAACGCGACAGCAGACATGGACTCTCCAGAGCAGCAAGGGCGGCCCACCTGGACCGCCCTGTCAGTCTACCACGCGACGGCAACGCGTCACGCGGCGGGGACTACCTCGACCTCGACCACCAGCGTCGAGGAGCGGTACCGGGCGAGCAGGCCGGCGGGCATGGCGGCCACGAGGGTCTGGTCGGCGGTGAGGCCCTGGACCGTCTTCACGACGGTGGGCTCCATGGCGAACCAGCGCTTGAGGCCGTTCGGCCCGCTGTCAACCAGGACCATCGCGTCGATGTTCGTCCCGCCGTAGTCCTGCAGCTTCGGGGCGACGATCACGCGGGTGATCCCGTACTGCTTCAGCGCCGACTGCAGCCACGCGATCGGGTCGATCGGGAAGCCGCCCGTCGTGGTGAGCTGCCGGTAGATGCCGTTGAGAATCCGCGACGTGAGGAAGCACGTGTCCGGCTTGATCTTGTCGAGGGTCAGCTCGGAGATGGTCTGGAGCTGCTTGATGAAGTCGCTCAGCGCCGTCTCGACCGGGTCCTCGCCATAGACCACGTCGGACGCCCGCTGGAGCTTGAACGTCGTGCGCAGCGTCGGCATCTGCACGCCCGGAGGCTGGTCGACGATCGCGTCTTCCAGGGCCAGATCGAGCAGCGTCATGGCGGCTTCCATGTTCATCGCCGCGGGGTCGAACAGGTAGTTCGGCGACGTGGCGAGCTGCTGCTGGCGCATGTCCCGCTCCACCACCGTCCAGACGATGTGCGGCGTGAGCAGCCACTGGCTGTTGACCGTGTAGGAGGCGCGCCCGAAGGCGTTCTCCCCGCCGCCACGGCCCCAGGACACGGAGCCCTCGAACTCGAAGAAGTCGAGCCTCACGACGTCGGTCCAGATCGGCACCGCGACGCTCGGCATGTTCTGCATGAGCACGCTGGGCCGGATCAGCGGCGCCAGCGGCGCGCCAGGCACCCAGGTGTTCGCCTCGGGCACCGTGCTCGCGGCGTCGGCGAAGTGGCGGCCGTGGCCGCGCTTCCAGGACTCGCGGTGCGCGGCGATCTGGCGCGGGTCCTTGAGCGCGTGCTCGCGCCGGTCGACCAGGATCCCACCGGCCAGGGTGCAGTCGGCGAAGGTCGCGCCGACGCCGGCCTTGCGGAAGGCCTCGGCGCCGATCTGCATCTGGGCGTGCACGGCGTTGCGCACCGCGCTCTGGGAGATGTTCACGGACCGGGGTCCGCGGGGGCTCGGGATGAATCCGTCCATGTGCGTGCTCCTTACGAGGCCAGACGCACGGGAGCAGCGGTCCCGGCGACGGTTTCAGAACGCTGCCACGTCGCGCCCACCACGGGGGCGGCGGTGGCCGAGGGGGTCGCGGTGGCGCGGCCCTTGTTGGCGCCGGTGGCGGTCTCCACGTAGACCTGCCCACCCTGCACGGTGACCGTGCCGGAGGCGACCTCGGCCATCCACACGGTGTCGGCGCCGCGGTAGACGATCGGGACCGGCGAGACCTTTCCGTCGACGGGCGGGATGAGGTTGCTGGCGATGCCCCGGATCGGCGCACGGTCGAGCGGGTCGCGGATGAGGTAGTACCGGGGCGGCGTGGCGGCCTCGGTGACGGTGCCGGCGATGGTGGCGCCGCCTGCGGCCGTGGTGCTGGTCGAGACCTGGGTGAGGCTGTTCCAGCCGGCGGGGAGGTTGACCACCACGTTCGGCGAGCTCGTGTCGACCGTCGCGCCGGTGATGCCCGCAGTGGTGATCACCGCGGTGGTCAGGGCGGCGTCGATCGCGGCCAGGGCTGCGGCCAGGTCGGCGCCCGCGGCGACGGGGCCCCATACCACGTTGATGACCTCGCCCGTCGCAGTGGACTGCGCGGAGAACCGGCCGGAGTAGGTGGCCGAGGCGCCGTGGCCGATCGCGTAGCTGATGCTGGAGCCCACCGCGATGGCGGTGATGTCCTGGATCCTCGGGTTGTTCGTGGTGGCGCTGCCGGCGTCCTCCACGAAGCGGCCCATGGTCCAGGAGGGGCCGTCAGCGGCGGCCTGGGTGGCGGTCTGGGTGAGCTGCGTCGACGGGTTGTCCGGGAAGCTCACGGTGGCCGTGTAGTACTGGCCGCCCTGGGTGCCCGTGAGGATCACCGTGTTGCTGCCGACCGAGACGTTGAAGACCGCGCCGATGACCTCGTCGTCCTCCAGCGCGAGCTTCAGGCCGTTCCGGAGCGTGGTCTGGGTGGCCGATCCGTCGGTCGTGAACTCGACGGTGCGATCGATCGCGAAGCCCCAGCCGCCGAACTGGCTGACCGTGGTCTGCACGCGGACCGAGTACAGCGAGCTGTTCGTCGCTCCGGTCACGTTGATCGTGGTGATCTGCGGCACGCCCTCGGTGGCGCTGAGCGCCGAGAGGATCGTGGCCGCGTCCTTGTTGCCGAAGACGAACCGGCCCACGCTGCCATCGGCGAGCGAGGAAACCGGAATAAGTGGAGCCCATCCGCTCATGGTGTACCTCAGACTGCGTCGAGCGGGTCAGCGCTCGGAGTGGTGGTTTCGCGGTTCAGGGGCTTGCGCTCCCAGCCGCTCCAGGCGTCGGGCTCCGGAGTCGAGGCGCGGACCGTCTCGACGGATGCGGCCAGGGCCTCGCCGGTGAGGCTGTCGGCCATGCGGTGGCCGGCCTTCTTGAGAATGGCGCGCTGGAGCTGCGCCAGGGTCATCTCGCCCAACTCGATGCCGAGTCGATCGGCGAGGCGGATGCTGTCGGCCATCCGCTTGGCGGGCGCGTCGGCCATGTCTTCGCCCGCGGACTCCTCCACCTCGGCCTCAGCCTCAGCCTCGTCACCAGGGGGCGGGCGCGGGATCATGTCGGCCATCTTGGCCTCCATGTCCGCGCACTTGGCGTCCGCCGCCATCCGCCCGCCGTACTGCTCCAGGAGCATCGAGAGCAGGATGGAGATGGGGTCGGCCCCCGCGTTGTCGGCGAAGCGCTTGGCGACGTCGGGCGCCAGCTTCGCAAGGAGTTCCATGAGCTTCTTGGGGTCCATACCGGGATCCTCCGAGTCGGCGAAGAGGGCGGCGCCCTGGTGTCGCGGGGAGCTGGTCAGCTCCACGTTGTTCGCGTTGTACCGCCGCTCGACCACAAAGTCGAACGGGGCTCCGTTGAAGTCGCCGGTCTGGGCTTTGGGGTCTCCGTCATATGCCACGGAGAGGCCGGTCTTTCCCGCGGCGATCTGATCAAGTCCGCGCTGCGTGTCGACCTGCACCTCGGCGAGCACGGATTGCTCCGGCTCGCTCCACCACGCGCGGACGATGTGCCCGATCCTGTGCTGGGCGAGGTACTCCGGGCTCACCCCGTCGGCGTGCACGTAGTCGTCATCGACCAGCGGGATCCCTGCCAGGGAGTCGAGCCACGCTGGGTCAGCGAGGGTCGAGGCCGGCGTGTACACCCGCCCGCGAACCGGCGTCGTGTAGGCGTGGACACCGGGCTGGGCGAGGATCGCCGGGTAGATCCAGGCGCCCGTGCCCTCGTGCTGTCGGGGGGCAGGGAGGCCGGACACCAGCCGGAAGGAGCCGCGGTCGTGGAAGTGGGCGAGCGTCATGACCGGGGAGGTACCACACGAACGCGGGGGGCGTCCACCTCGGTTGCGGTCAGTCCCCTTCGTCGATGACCGGCTGAGCCCAGCACCTGCACTGGAAGTCGCCCCCAGGATGCTCCCGCCGCCCGTCCTCGGACACCACCGGCGGGTCGGACCAGAGCTGGATCGAGTCCCGCAGCGCGTCGTGCATGGGGCGGACCCTGCCGTCGTTGGCGCAGCGCCAGCGGTAGCTCGTCACGCCCGCGGCCTGCTGCGTGGCCTCCGTGATCTTCCCGTTGAGCTTGCTGATCTGGTCCCGGGCGATGAACTGCGCGTGCCGCGCGCTCACCCCGAGCTGCTCCACCACGATGTCCCGCAGCTCCTCCGTCAGCCGCCCACGTCGAGCGGCGTCGAGGATCTTTGCGTCGAGCCCCTTGACCAAGTCCTGCCCGGTCGAGCGGATGAGGTCGGTCCCCTCGCGCGCCCAAGCCGTCAGGGCCTGCTGCTCGGTGAGGGTCGGGGCGATGTCCACGCCCAGCACCCGGTCGTCGTCGGTGATGCCCAACCGGAGGCGCAGGCGGTCGACGGGGACGCCGGCGTCCACCACCTTGCGGCGCGCGCCCCGAACCGCCGTGTACGTGGCGCCCTTCGAGGCCACCTCGATCTCGTGGGGGGTCGGGGCAATGATCAGCACCTGCTGTAGGCGGCCGATGATCCGGCCCGCCTCGCGCATGTCGTCGCGCTCGGGGTCGGCGGCGTCGAAGAAGCCGGTGAAGGCCCGTCGCAGTTGTCGTCGCACCTCGCGCATCCAGCGATTCACGAGCTGCAAATACCCTCTTGGTGAAGGGGCGTTCGGCTCGGCGATCTTCCAGCGGTTCGGCCCGCTGTCCGTGCTGTCGGCGAACTTGCGGGGTGGAAGGCGGGTTCGACTACGGAGCATCCTCGGGCTCCTGCGCGGGCGTTGCAGTCGTCGTCGCAGTCCCGAACAGGTCCAGCACGTCGGCGCCGTTGCTGTCGTCCAGCACCGGCTCCTCGATCTCCTCGTCGCCTTCGAAGCGGGCGCGGCTCTCGTCGAGGGTGATCACCCCGGCGGTGAGGAGGGCGACGTCTCGGGTTGCGCGGGCGGCCGACGCCTGGGCCTTCTCCAACGCGGACGCCGGGTCGGGGTTCGGCCAGACGTAGACGCGGGACGGCTGGGGCGGCCCGGCCTTGTCGTACACCTGCCGGAGCCACGGCTGGATCCGGGTCCGCCGGTGCTTGCGGACCATGCCCGCGTACTGCTTCCGCGCGCTGGCGTCGTCCGAGGTCATTCCGCCGGGGGGCTGGCCGAGGAGGGTGGTCAGCGGCCAGCCCTCGCGCGCCGCCACGCTGGCGTACATCACCTGCACCGCGGGGGCAAGGCCGGAGAGGGAGCGCTCGTTGAGGCTCAGGGTGTCGTCGCCCAGGGTGACGTTCGTGCGCTTCGTGGAGCGGGCGATGGAGAGCAGGCGCAGGGCGTCGCGCATCTCCATCTCCCCGTCCCCAGCCGCGAGGGTCTGGCCGCCCCGCAGGTTGAGGTTGAGCATCGACAGCTCCATGACGGCCAGCGCGGTGGAGCGGCGCGCGAGGCCAAGGTCCCGGGCTGCTTCCCACGCTGCTTGGCCGACGGAGAGCTGGTAGCCGAGGAAGATCGGCGACTGCGTGGGGCGCAGGGGCAGGCCGGGCATGTACACGAGGTGGTCCCGGTGCACGCCCGTGCGGGACATGGCGAACCCGGGGCGGCTCACCGAGACGTCCCAGATGATTGGGGTGCCCCAGGTCGCGCGGCGCAGGTCGTAGTCCCAGGTGTTGGCGATGCACTCGATCGCCATCAGCGGGTGGATCTGGAGGATCTTCGCTGGTCGGTCCAGCGGCTTCGACAGGTCCTGCACGCCATCGCGGATGACGAGGCTGTAGCAGCCCCCGTACTGCCGGGCGGCGTAGTCGGCTTCCAGCGCGATGGCTTCGAGGCCGAGCTCCTCGTCGAGCTCCTGGCTGACGTCCGTGTCGCCGCCCACGTCGGTCCGCCACCCTTCAGCCAAGGCGTCCTCGGGCAGCGCGTGGATCATGCGGCCGATGATCGGGTCATTGACGGCCAACCAGTCGAGCTCCTGCGCAAGGAGCCAAGCGATCGGCGCGGGCCGGCTGTCCACCGCCTTGTCCTCGCCTGCGACACCGAGGCCGGTGACGAGGCTCTGGACGGAGTCGGCGTAGCGGCGGGCGGTGGAGGCGATGCGGCGGACGATGTTGGTCATGGGCGGAGGGTACCTGCGCGTCACGCGCCCTGCAAGGCCCGGATGGCGGCGCCGTAGTTGGGGCGGGGCTTGGCGCCGGTCTGCTCGTGGAGCACCACCATCGCGTCGGCGTCGGCTTCGTCGTCCACCTCGCCCTCCACCTCCCCGGTGATCTCCAGCATCCGATCGCGGTAGCCGCCCACCCACGGCGCGTGCTGCTGCTCGGGGAGCAGGCAGGTCCCGCCCTCCCACCACGGCAGGACGGCGCGGTAGCGGATCGCCTTGCTCTTGTCGGGGTTGACCGGGATCAGGCCGGGGATGAGGCGCGACAGGGTCTGGTACAAGCCCTTCCCGCTGCTCTTGACCTCGACCAGGGTCCCCGACGGCTTGACCCGGGCGATCGTCTCCTTGACCAGGTGGATGAGCTCAGGGAGCTCGACCTGCACGCGCCACTGACCGAGCTTGAGCAGCTTCCCCGCGCGCACGCCCCACCACGCGATCACGGACCAGTCCCCGCCGCCCGCGGTCTCGGCGCCGTCGACCGACAGCCAGGTGCGCTGACAGGTGGCTGCCACGTCCTCGGGGCGTCCGGCGTAGGTGTGGGACAGATCGGCCAGCTTCCACAGCGCGCCGCCCTCGGGAATCGGCTCCCCGTCCAGGGCGGCGGCGGAGAGCTCACGGCCCTTCTCGGCGCGTGCGTCGGCTTCGCGCTTCGGGGTCCAGCCCGACGAGATGTACTCCCCCGGCGCGCGGCCGGCGGGGTCGTTCTCGCGAGCGCGGAGCGGGAGGTTGACCAGCCGGGCGCCGGACACCTCGACCATCAGCGCGTGGTGATCGGCGCGGCCGTAGCGGGTGCCCACGCCGATCAGGCCGCCGCCGCGCTTGCGGACGCGGTCGGCGACGGGGCCGCCGTGCCAGGCGCGGACCTCCCGCCGAGCCGCGCGCGACCGATAGTCCTCCGGGCCGGAGTACACGTCGTCCAGGACCACGGCGGCCATCGGGTAGCCGGAGAGGCCCCCACCACGACCGACGCAGAGCAGGCGGGGGTTGCGGGCGCGGCCGGGGGTACGGGTCGGGATGCTGAAGTTGTCGTCCGCGTCCTTGAGCCGCTTCCCGTCGATCACCTCTTCGTCGGCGTCGGCCTTCGAGCGGGCGAGGTGGGGCCAGACGGCAAGCGCTTGGCGGGAGCGGGCCATCTCACGGGCCATGGCTCCGAAGTCCTTCGCGCGCGGGCCGCTGTAGGTGCCATACCCGAGAGACTGGTCGAACGAGGCCATGTGCCAGACGATCCAGCGGCCCAGGAGCGAGGTCTTGCCCTCCTGCGAGGGGACGCTGAGGGCCTCGCGCGGGTCGGCGCCGTTGACGATCGCCCAGGAGAACGCCTGGAGCTCGTCAGCGAACCAGCGGTGCCAGCGCTGAAGCACGTAGGGGCCGTCATCCGCTGGGGGTCCGATCCTGCACCACGCCGCGAAGCTGCCCCGCTCGTGGGGACGTCGAGCCCGCTCCAACAGCGCGGCGTTGAGGATCTCCGGCGGCTGTCCGTCGCGCGCCAGCACCGCGTCGAGCTGCTCCGTCGTCAGCGTCGTCATCACGTCCGCCGGCGCCGTCACCTCGGGCGGCACGTGGATCCCCAGCTCGGCGAACCACCCGCGGGCGCCCGCGAAGGCGTGCTGGGCGAGCAGCTGGTCGACGTAGGCCAGCGCCTCGGGAACGTTCACAGCTTGACCAGGGCCTCACGGAGCACGCGCAGCTCCGCCTCGCTCATGCCCGCGAGCTTCTCCGGGTCGATCTGCACCGACTGGACCGGGCCGCCGTTCGGGCCGGTGACTTCGTGGCGTTGGGTGATGCCAGCGCGGACGAGGTGGCCAGCGGCGCTCACCCGCACCGGCTTCGCGGCCGACTTGTCCGCGCAGATCTCGACCAGGGTGGAGATCGCGGTCCCGACGGCGGAGGTGATCAGCCGCAGGTTGCCAACCCGGACGTGCTCGATGTTGTCGGCGACGTACCGCTTGACGTGCTCTTTCTGCATGACCTCCCACACCGTCTGGCGCGTGAGGTTGAGCTTTGCGGCGATCGGGGTCGGCTTTGCGCCGAAGATCATCTCCTGCGCGATCAAGTACTCCCGTTCGGTCAGGCCCGCGGGAAGGTCAGGTCCGGTGGGGTCAGCCATCGAGCGCCCCCGTGCCAGGGTCGAGGTTCCGCTCCCTGGCGTAGCGGGTCCAGCGGCGGCGGATCAAGTCGCAGTAGGTCGGGCTGATCTCGCAGCCGAAGCCCACGCGGCCGTTCTGGGCTGCAGCCATGAGCGTGGTGCCGCTGCCCATGAACGGGTCATAGACCACGTCGTCGGGGTCGGTGAACGCTTGGACGAAGAACAGGGGGAAGGCGACAGGGAACGCAGCGGAATGCCCGACGACGTTGGCCCCCTGCTTCACCTCGATCACGTTCGACGGGTAAGCCATCCCCTCGCCCTGCCCGACCGGGCTTTGGGCGTTGCTCCCCTTGCCCTGAGACGAAGAACTGATGTACCTTCCTGCCTTTTTCTGGTCCTTGTATGCGAACGCATGATCGCTCTCGTGTCGCACATCGTCGGGCCTGAACTTGAACGAGTTGCTCCCGGCGAAGTGAAACACAGGCTCAAATCCGTTCTTGAACTTCCGCATGGAGTTCGGATCGCCCGGTAGCGACTGCCGGAGCCAGCAAAACTCATCCACGAGCCCCCAGCCCCACGCACGGACATGAGCGATCGCGAGGTCCATCACGTACAGGTGTCGCTGCCCGTCCTCGGAGTGTGCCTTGATGTTCACGAACCACGACCCATCCGGTGCGAGGTGTTCCCTCACGTTCGCCTGCACCGCCTCAAACCACGCCACGTACTCGTCTGGCGGGATCGGCTTGAACCCGCTGGACTCGTCATACTTCCGCTGGCTGGCGTAGGGCGGGCTCGTGAACGCGAGATTGACCCTCCGACCTGCGAGCAGCAGCCTCACCACCTCGGGTTCGCGGCAGTCCCCACACACCAGCCGGTGCACTCCCAGCTCGTACACCTGCCCAGGCTGGCTGTCCGCCGGACCCTGCTGCACCTCGGGCGCGTCGTCGCTGGCGGGGGGCTTCGGCGGCGCGTCCCCCGCGTCGATGAGCCGCCGTAGCTCGTCCTCGTCGAAGCCGATGCCCACGACCTCGGCGGCGTCCATCTCGCGCAGGAGGCGCCCCAGGACCTCCTCATCCCACGCCGACTGCTTCGTCATCGCGTTGTCGGCGAGCAGCAACCGCCGGGCCTGCTCCGGGGTCACGTCGACGAAGCGGACGGGCACGGTCCCGGGCTTCGGCGCGTCGGAGAGCTGCCACGCCGGGTCCTCACCGATCGCCAGCAACGCCGCGCTCAGCCGTCGGTGCCCTGCGATGATCTGCCGGTCCGCGCGCCTGCAGACGATCGGGTCGGTCCACACGGTGTCGGCGATGAGCGCGCGTAGCTCCTCCACCTCCTCGGGCGTGTGGATGACCGGGTTGTCCGGGTCGGGTCGGATCGTCGAGACGTGCTCCCACGTCGCTGCGGCCTTCATGTCGTTCCCCTCCCCTGCTCAGTACCAGCCCCCGTCAACGCCCGCAACCTGAACCCCTGCGCGTGCAGGGCGATGGCCACCGCATCCGCCCCGTGCTCCGTGATGCCCTCGAAGTCGCCGGTGAGGCCCCAGACGATGCGCCGGCGGCTTCCTGGGGCGTCGGTGCCGTTCAGGGCGGCCAGCACCTGGTCCTTGCTGGCGTGGACGTCTCCGAGGGTGTCCTTGCGCCAGGCGTTCGGGTCGATGCGTGGCATCTCCGGGTGGCCCCTGGACATCGCCCACGCGCGGCAGATGCCCACGTTCTCGCACATGGCGGGCAGGTGCGCGATCCGCTTGTCGCCGCGGATGAAGGTGGCCTCGAAGGCGATCGGCACCCGACACCAGGAACCGTCAGGCCACGCGCTGGAGACGGCTTCCCACAGGTTCGCCTTCTGGGCCTGGCTTCGGTGAGCTCGCGCGCTGGTCCAGCGCGTGGTGGTCACCAGGAAGCCCTTGGTGTTCGGCTTCCACTCCACGATGACCTCGACCTGCCGGCCGGAGACAAGGGCCAGCGCCCCCGTTGCCCCACCGTCGACGCCGATCACGGTGCTGGTGCTGGTGCCGTGGAGGTGGAGGACCTCGCGCGAGGGGAGGATGACGGGGGCGGTCATCGTGCCTCCCAGAACGTCCTGAAGTCCTCGTCATCCATGCGGCCGATGGTGTTTTCGGCGGTGCCAAGCAGCTTTTCGAGGATCTCTGCCTGCGCGTCCTTCAGCCTTTCCCCCGGATCGACACCCAGCATGAGCAGCCGGGTCTCGATGACGGTCAGGATGTCGGCGTAGGTGGTCCTGGGCATTCCCCTGTTGGGTGGCATCATGGCGTGCTCCTGGTTGTTGGCGTTCGTTCGTTCCGACTGGTTCAACTGGTTCACGACTGGTTCAAGCTTTGAACCAGGGTCGGTGTGCTTTCTTCCTAGCTTTCTCGCGATTGGCTCAAAATCTCCCAAAACACACACACATGTCTGGGGAGTCGACGCACACACACACGGGCCTGTGCGGTGTGCGTGCGCGTCGCGCATGTGTGGGTGTGTTTGATGAACCAGTGAACCAGTGAGCGACGTCAATAAGAGAAAGAGAGGGATCTCCCTTATATATCTAAGGCTCGTTGACTGGTTCAACGACTGGTTCACGACTGGTTCAAATGAACCAGTCACCCGCCCACCGCCTCGACCGCGGCGGCCGTGAACTGGCGGACATAGGGGCGCCCGAGATGCTCCGAGATGTAGAATCTATGCCGTTTCTTCGGATCTGCGGGCTCGGGGTGAAGCCAGCCACGGCTGATCCACTCCCCTTCGACGTCCTCGATCGCAAAGCCGTCTCGGGCCATGTCCCGCTTGAGGGCCGACCAGAGGACGCAGGGAGGATCGCCGGCCCGCCAGCCCGCGTAGAAGTCGCCGCGCAGGGTCATCGGCTCCCCGTCCAGGCGCGGGCGGTAGACGTTGGCGGTGTGCTGGTCGAGCCACGACCACACCCAGCGCAGGGCCTCCAGGGGGCGGTCCGCGGTCCGGACTGCGACGGCCGCCCACTTCTCGGCCTCGGCCATGACCGACGGGCGCACCGGGATCCCGGTGGCCTCCTCCATCGTCAGCGCAGCCAGGAGCAGCACGGCAAGGTACGCCGCGCCGCGCCCGTCGCTGCCAATCGTGCGCTCGGCGATCTCGTCTCGGAGCTTCACCCAGCGCTCGGCAAGGGCTGGCCACTCGTCGCGCTTGGTGAGCAGGTGCTCCACGAAGAGCGGCCCGAGGTGCCCGTGGTGGTCCATGACCATCGACTGCACGCGCTGGGCTGTGACCTTCGCCCCGTCGGACCGCCCGAACGGCAGGCCCTCCACCGCAAGGCACCGAGACGCCGCGCCGCCGTCCTTCGAGAACGTGGTGGCCGCTCGCTCGCCGGTCGACAGCAGGACCGTGCGCAGGTTGGCCGTGCGACGCATGCCCTCGATGGCGCCGGTGAGCCTGCCGACCACCCCGCTCACCTGATAGAGCGTCGCCGTTACGATCTCCGGCGGTTGCGCCTGCTTTGTGTCATCCATGATACACGGAAGATGGGTGAAGAACTCCATGTTCCGCTCTATGCCGACGCTGGAGCCTCGCCACTGGGCGATCAGGCCCATGGGGTCTCCCCAGACCGACGCAGCCACCCGCAGCAGGATCGTCTTGCCGCCCTGCTGCCGACCGGACCAGTCCACCGCGAAGGTGGGCGCGGCTCGGATGATCCCGACCAGGACGGGGGCAAGCGAGGCGTAGACGGCGAGCCCGACCGCGGGGTGGGGTTCGATGGCCTCCCACATGCGCTTCCACCCGTCGAACGTGCCTTCCTTGCGGAACGCGGACAGGCGCTGCTCCGCGCCCCCCGTTCGGAGCAGGTGGGTGGAGCCGCCGATGCAGGTCGCGCCCCACATGAACCCGCGCCGGCCGCCGTCCTGCCAGCCCAGGACGGAAGAGGCGAACGTGGTAGGCAACTGGCAGTGCTGGAGAACGGCGCTGATCCAGCGCACGATCTCGCTGGCGCTGGTGGAGTCGACAGGGGCGCCGTCGTGCGCGAGGCTCACGATCGCGCGGGCATCGGCAACCGTGCCGCGGGGGACCGTGCGCGTGGTCCACCCTTCGTGGTCCTCCGTCTGCCACGTCAACTCAACGTGGTACTTCGACGACGACATGTCCTTGTAGATCCCGATCGGCACGATCAGCAGGTGCGAGATCAGGATGTACTCGTTGAGCCCAGTGCCCTTCCGGATCAGGCCCTCCGGCGTGATCAGGTAGCCGGGCGGAAGAGCGGTCCCCTCCGGCATCCCCTTCACGTCGAAGACGAGCTGGTCAGCGACGGGCAGGCCATCCATGCCCACCACCTCCGCCTCCTTCTTCGCCTTCCCGTTCGGTCGGATGTCAGCGATCAGCCCGACCACGAAGCGGCCGAACTTGTCCCGGCGCCCGAGCTTCTGCAGCAGCGAGATCGCTTCCTGGACCCCGTACAGGGCGCCCTTGTCCTCGTCCCAACATGAGTCGAGGTAGGCGATGATCGTGGCCTTGTCGGCGGTGTCGACGGCGGCCCGGAGGCGCGCGAGAGCATCAACGCGAGCAGTGGCACTCATTCGGCCACGCGCGGGTCAGCGTACATCGGGATCTCGTTGTGTGTGTGGGGTTCTTCCTGGTGAGGAGACGGTCCGGGGCGCGACCCCCGGACCGGCGGCCCGCCGGCCGCTGTCCCCACACAGGACAGGGAGATCATACCTCGTTCCGCCCCGGAACAACAGGGCGGCACGCGTCGTACAGGACTCTCGTCCACCGTGTCAACGCGCGGTCCTTGAGCCGGTGCCAGGGGATCGGCGCCTCCGGTCCCTTGTGCCACGGCTCCGCGCGCACCAGCACCAGCGGCCCCCGGGTCGCGGTCAGGACGTGCGACCCGCTGACGAGCGCGGACCGGATGCCCACCGCGCACCCGTACAGCCGGGTGATCTCGTCCGGCCCGAGCCCCAGGAACCAGCTGACGGCGTCGAGGGTGGGCACGAGCTGCCCCTCCTTGACCTCCGCCAGCCCCTGCATGGTGAGGGCGTGGACGATGAGCGGCGAGGTCTCGGCCTCGCTCACGGTGTCGAGCATCGCCAGGACCAGCCAGGCGCGGGGGATCTCGAGATCGGGCATGGTCGGGTTGGGTGGGGCCTTCATGACTTCGCCTTCTTCCGTGGTGCCTTGACCGCCGGCGGCTCCCCGTCCAAGGCAGGGAGCCCGTTCCAGAACTTCCCGGCGTTCACGGGCAGGTGAGCATGGGCCTGCACATGCGCCGCCGCCCGCCGTCGCAGCGCGTACAGCAGCCCGAGCAGGTCCGACGCGGTGCCGGCGGTCAACGTCTCGGGCCACTGGACCACGGCCCGCGCGACGTCCCGGTGAGCCGGAGGGAGGTAGCTGAACGGACCCTTGCCCTTGATGGCCTCCAGGCTCCGGAGCTCCTGGAGCTGCCGATCCGTCGGCGCCCGAGTCCGCCACCCCTGCCGGATGTCCGACGGGTCAACCCGCGGGGCCTCGGGCTCAACCTGGTGCGCCCGCGCGTGCAGCACCAGCCGCTCCACCCACGAGCTCACCTCGACCGCCGCCACCGCGCACCCCAGCGATGTCTCGTTGGGCACGTCCGCCAGCTCGCGCTCAGCGGCCTCTCTCAGCTCTCGGGCCGTCGTGGAGGGTGAGAGGTTGGCCGGGGTGCCCGCAGCGGCCAGGACGGCCACGAAGCGGGGCAGCAGGATGACGAACTCCCGCTTCTGCCCCCACTGGTCCGGGGCGCACGTCCGGAGGCCTCGCCCGGCCTGCTGGGTGATCCTCACCGACGAGCTGATGGCCGCCCGGAAGGCGAGCCACCGCAGGTACGGCATGTCGACGCCCTCGGTGAGGAGGTCGACGTGGACAAGGACACGGGTCTGGCCGCGAGCGTGGCGCAGCAGGATCGCCCTGCGCTCGTCGGCCTTGACCTTCGTGTGGATGGCCTCGGCGGTGATGCCGTTCGCCCGTAGGACCTCCGCGAACCAGTCGGCGTCGGCGCAGTCGGTGGCCGTGACGAGGCCTGGACCCGCGGGGGCGTGGTCGCGGATCATCTGCACGGTGGCGACGTTGACGTCGACGGTCCCGTCGCCGTAGCCGTTGACGAACCTCCAGGGCACGAGGTCGCCGCGCTCCATGGCGGTGTCGATGGTGTGCCTGAACCCGATCGCGTCCCACCCGCGCAGCGCGTCGGTGTCCACGGTCTTGAACGGCGTGGCGGTGACCATGAGGCGCGTCACTGGATTTAGCCGTTCGATGGCTGACAATACCTCCTCAGTGTCGGCCTTGTGTCCTTCGTCCGCCAGCCAGAACGCCACCTTACGCCCGTCGGCATCAAGCCGATCCGCGAGCGTGCCCATGGAGTCGTGGCAGCAGACGACGATCTGGCGCAGCTCCTTCTTCTTCCCGTACCAAGCGCCGACGAGGTGCGCGCCCAGCACCTTGCGCGCCTCCTTGACGGTCTGCTCCACGAGGTCCTGCTTCGGGACCGTGTTGAGCAGGATCCAGCCCGGGTTGAGCGTGGTGCGGATCTTCTCCAACACGGCGAGCTGAAACCGGGTCTTGCCCGTCCCCGTCGCCGACTGCAGCACCACCCGCTTGCGCTGCCGGATCAGCGGGTACAGCGTGTCGAGGGCCTCCTCCTGCCAGCGTCGGGGCGGGTCGGGCCAGAGGTTCCAGGGGTGGGGGAGGGTCACCGGGGCACCACTGGCCGATCCCGCAGGCTCTCCCACAGGTCGAGCAGGCCCGTGTCGACGAACGCCGAGCGCTTCTTCTCCCAAGTCCCTGGATCGAACCAGAACATGGGGTCGACGACGCCTGCCCGGATGATCTCCGCCTTGACGCCCGCGCTCGCTTCGCCGTTGTCCCGGAGCAGCGCGGCAACCGTCCCGCCTGCCCGCACCACCATCTCCACGATCGCGAGGCTCGACTCCAGCCCCGCCGCCCGCTCCTCGGGCGACTCGTCGCAGCCGTAGACCCCGAACTCGACTGAGGTGTGGACCACGATCGGCGCGTAGCCCTTCGCCTGCCAGACCCTGCCAAGGGCTACAGCGCGGGCGACGTTCCAGCGGCGGATCTCCGGGATCGGGTCGCCGTAGGGCGCGGCGATGTAGACGAGGGTGCGGGTCATGACGGGAGCCCGTCGTGGGTGCCGCCACCCGTGGCCAGCGCCGCACGGAGCGCGGGATTCAGATCCTCACCGAGGCAGTCCTCGACCGGCTTGCTGCCGAGGCTGATGCACTGCCCGGTCCGGTAGTCCAGCATGAAGACCAGCATCTCACCGAGAACGACCTTCAACACGAAGGCGCCTTCGTCGCTGTCCTTGCCGCCGATGGCGAGGTCGAATGGGTCGGCGCGGCCCTTCCATCCTTCCGGCGGAACGGGCCCGCCACAGTCGCGGTTGACCATGTCGGCGAGCAGCTCCAGTAGCTCGTCGAACGCCCCCTTGTCGGGTGTCGTCATAAGCACCTCCAACGCAACTCTACCGCGCGGCGGAAACGGGCGCAACCTCCGCGCGTCGGTAGTCGAGGACGGCCAGCACTTCGCCACGCCTCCCGCGTTCGGCCTTGCAGGTGATCGACTCCCTCACCTCCACCGCCCGCACGTCCCACCCCTCCAGGGCCCGCCGCACCGGCCCAGGCGCGCGCAGCAGGCTCCCCGCGTCCTCCCTGTCGTCGGTGTGGCTCAGCACCACCAACGCCCCACGCCGGGCCGCAGCGTCGCAGGCCACCACAAGGCGCTGGAGGTCCTCCAGGCGCCACCACGCGCCCGAGCCATAGGGCTGGGTGTCGACGTACGGCGGGTCAACGTAGACCGCGTCACCGTCGCCACAGCGCGCGAGGGTGGCGTGGACGTCGTCGCCGACCAGGACGGCGCCGGAGAGCTGCCGGGCTGCCTGGACCACGACCTCGACCGGCGGCAACGCCCGGGCCTTGTCACCCCACGGGACGTTGAAGCGACCGTTGGGGTTGCGTCGGTAGAGGCCGTTGAAGCAGCCCAGCAACAAGAGCCACGTCGCCGCGGCAGCCTCCAGGCCGTGGCTCTTGTGCTCCACCTCCCGCAGCGCATCCCAGGCGTCCTTGCGGTGCGGGTACGTGTCGCCGATCGTGCGCGCGAGCTCCACAAGCTCGTGCGGCGTGTCCCTCACCGCCTGCCACAGCCGCAGCAGGTGCCGATCGGTCTCCCCGAGCAGCATCGGCCCGGCAGGCACAGCCAGCGCCACAGCCCCCGCACCGAGGCAGGGCTCCACGTAGCGACGGTACGGCCTGGCCGTCAGCAGCTCCACCACCTGAGGCGCCACCGTCCGCTTGCCGCCCGGGTAGGGCCACAGCGGGGTCACCAGTGGTGGACCGAGCGGGCGGGCTCCGACGGCGCCTCAACCGGCGCGGCCTCGGCCGGCAACACCTCCAGCCAAGGCCGGTACCGCTCCCACCCGTCGATGACCCGCCCCTCCACCGTGTAGGCGCCCGGCGCAGCGCGCACGGCCGCCAGCAACTGCCGCGCCGCCGCAACAGGCATCGGCGGCCGGTGGGTCTCGGCGAACACCTGCCAGAGATCGTCCCCGGTGATGCCCAGGTGCCGCGCGAGCGGCAGCGCCATCTCCGGCGGCACCGGCCGGTTCCCCGTCAGCCACCGGTACAGGCTGGCGTGGACGACGCGCACCCCGCCCCGCGTGAGCTGGCGGGCGTAGTTCCTGACCGACGTGTCCCCCATGGCCGCCTTGATGCGCCGGAGCAGCAGCCCCGCCCCTTCGGGCAGCCGAATCTCCCCGCCCCTCGACCCCGTCAAGGCCTCCACCTCCTCCTCCGAGTAGCCAGCCAGCGGGCCGATGCGGCGTAGCCAGTACGACGACATCCGGCGCGTCCCGCCCATCCAACAGGAAATGCTCGACAGGTCGACCTTGACCCCGTGCGCGTCGAGGTGCTTCATCACCTCGGTATGCGTCGGTTCTCCGCCGACAACCGCCCTCAACCGGTCCATCACCTCACGCATGCCCCCTCCGTGGTCGTGGTAGCGCGTGCTTCCGAATCTCGGTATAGCAGCGGAGCACAGGAGGTGCACATGCCGCGACCGAAACCAGCAGCCGAGACCCCCTTCAGCGATGAGCTTCCGCCCGAGGCAGGCGGCACCGTCGAGGAGCTGCCCGAGCCCGAGAACAAGGGTGCCCCGAACGAGCGGACCCTGGTGGTCCACACCCTCCGCGGCATGCTCGCCGACGGTGTGGTCCACTTTGAGACGCCGGAGGGCGAGAACGTCGTGCGCCGCCTGCTCGCCATGGTGGAGCAGGACCACCCGGTCTACCTGCTCGCCGCTGCCTTCCCCGACGGCGCCGTCGAGAACCTGTACGAGAGCGAGGCCAGCGTCGACCTCACCGACCCCGAGGTCCTGGCCGCCGCGGAGCAGCTCGCCGGCGCCCAGCACGAGCTCAACTCGTGGGAGATCGAGGCGGGCGAGGTCAAGGCCCGCCTCAACGCCAAGGGGGCCAGCATCCGCGCCCGCGTGGCGATGTACACCGAGATGGTCTCCAGCCGCCGCATCACCCGCGCCGTCCCCCACGCCAAGATCCTCCTGCCCCGCGACGGCGAGGTCTTGCAGGTCCGCTACGATGGCGGCGTGGTCCGCGTGGTGTCCCGCCGAGCGATGACCGGCGAGGAACGCCAGAACGTGCTCCCCTTCCCCTCCGCCCGCTGATTCTCGCTTGCGCCTGCTTCCGTCCCGCGGTATGTGACGGAGCAGGAGGTGAGCATGACCGACGACAAGCAGCGCCTGGACCTACTGCAGCAGGCGCACGACCACGCGCGGGACGTGGTGGCCCAGTTCCGAGCCGCGGGCGTGACCGCGGATATCGGAAAGCTGGAGGCCACATCGGTCTACAGCTGGATCGAGGTGGCCGGGTACTTCGAGGGCGACGGGGCGCCGTTCTTCCGCTCGACCCCGAGCGGAGCCGAGATCTACACGATCAGGGTCACGAAAGACCTCACCTTCACGGCGCCCACTATGACCAGCGCCGTTGCCCTGGCTGCCGAACACCCCCACCTCCGCCGCGTGCTCGGACTGCCCGAGCCCGTGCAGTCCCCCGGCGTCGTGGAGACCGGCGGCGAGCTGTACGAGGTCGCCCATGGATGACATCGACCCCGAAGACCTCCTCCTTCTCCGGGCCCCACCCTGGACGCCCTTCGACCAGCTCCTCCTCGCGCGCTCCGACGCGCGGGCGGCCGACCACCGCGCCGCAGACGAAGCGAGCGCCGCCAAGTGGCGCGCGATCAAGGCCGCCAACCCCCATCCCGGCCCTGGTGGCTGGAGGATGCCATGAGCCCCTTCGACGCCTACATCGGCCTCCCCGGCGTCAACTGGAGCACGCTCAAGCACCTCTGGCGCGGCTCCCCGCTCCACTACCGCCACGCCCTGGAGCAGCAGGACGCCGACACCACCAGCCGCCTCTCCGGCCGCGCGCTGCACACGCTGGTCCTGGAGGGCCCCGACGCCTTCGCCGAGCGGTACGCGGTGTTCGAGGGCGACCGCCGCGGCAACGTCTGGAAGGACTTCCAGGCCGCGCACCCCGGCGAAATCCTGCGCGCCACCGAGCGCGACATCATCCAGGCGCAGGCCGACGCCGTCCTCCGCCACCCCGAAGCCCTCGCCCTCCTGACCGACGCGCTCACCGAGAGCGCCATCACCTGGACCGACCCCGACACCGGGATCGCGTGCAAGGGCCTCGTCGACGCGCGCGGCCTCGCCCACCACGCCGACCTCAAGGGCACCGGCGATCTGCGCCTGTTCGAGCGCCTCGCGATCCGCGACGGCTACCACCTGCAGGCCGCGTGGTACCGACGGGGCGAGCGCATCGCGACCGGGCGCGACGTCGCCTGCCACCTCATCGCGGTGGAGGCCAAGGCGCCGCACGACGTCGGGGTCTTCCGGCTGTCCGAGGCCCTGCTCGACCACGCCGACCGGGAGCTGGCCGGGCTCCTGCAGACCCTGCGCGCCTGCATGGATGCTGACCGGTGGCCCGGCAGGTTCCCCGAGGTGGCTTCGATGGAGCTGCCCGACTGGATGATCGACCCCGATCGGGTCGAGTCCGATGACGAAGACCAAGAGGAGGTTCCATGAGCGACGAAGATCCCAGCGAGGACGAGGTCCTTGCAGCGCTGGCCCCGAAGACGGACCAACTCAACGCAGATGATCTGGTCGGCCGGCCGCCGTTCACGGTCACGGTCGAGCGCGCCCGCAGCGCCGGGAAGGGCGCCGAGCAGCCCTGGTCGATCGAGTTCAGCGGCTGCTCGTTCGCCGACGGGCGAGCGAAGCCGTGGAAGCCCAGCAAGACCATGCGCCGCCTCCTGGTGGCTGCGTGGGGCCCGAAGATGAAGGAGTGGAGGGGCCGCCGGGTGACGCTGTACCTCGACCCCGACGTGAGGTTCGGCAAGGACGTGGTCGGCGGGATCCGGGTGAGCCACCTGTCGCACCTGCCCAACAACCGCCCGTTCACCGTGAACCTCACGGTGACGCGCGGGAAGAAGGCGCCCTGGACGGTCCAGCCGCTCGGCGCGCCGTCCTTCTTCGACCAGCTCATGGAGCTGGTGACCGGCGGCATCGTCACCAAGCAGCAGGTCCACACGGCCCTCGGCCAGCGCAGAGCCCAAGACGTCCCCCCCGCCGAGCACACCGCGATCCTCGCGCGCCTCCGCGGCGTGCAGCAGACCCTCCCCGACACCGAGCCGCCCGGAGACGAGGAATGAGCCACGCCGACCGCAACGCCCTCCTGGTGTGGGCGCGCCAACTCAACCGCCCGTTCACGTTCATCGAAGCGCGCCGAGCCGCGCCCATCGAGCCCAAGGCCATCCGGGACGCGCTCGCGGACCTGATCCGGCTCAACAAGATCCGCATTCAACCCCAGCCGCACCCGTTCGCGGCGAAGCACGAGGTGAACCCATGACCCCCCAAGCCCTGACCCGAGGCCGACCCGGCGACGCCCGGATCGAGATCACCGACCAGACCGGAGACCGCGTCACCGTGCGCGTCTCCGGCCGCGAGGTCGCCAACACCACCAGCCCGGACACGGTCGCGGGCTGGGCGAAGACCGTTGCTGCCCTGCGCGCGCAGGGCTGGGTGGTGGCCTCATGAACCACCCCAACGATACCCCTGACGACGACATCGACCCCGTGGCCTGCGAGGCGGCGATGGACCGTGCCCGCCTGACCGAGATGGTCTGGCAGGCGGCGTACGACGCCGCAGGGGGCGACCTCCCTGAAGACGACAGCCTGGCGGCCGTCTCGCAGGTCGTGGCCGATCTTGGCCGTGCACCCGAGACCGACGAGGAGATCGACGACGTCCTGACCGCTTGTCTCGGCGAGGGGCCAGGGCCAGACGACGACCGCGCAGATCTTCGCGCAGCCTACCGGCGCGAGGTGGACGCCCTCATGGCGCGCCGCCGCCTGATCACGATCGACCCCACCGAACAAGAGGAAGGCTTTGACCGCTTCGTCCACGTCGACGAGGTGGCCGCGGTCGCCGCCGAGCGCGACGCCTACCGGGACGCGCTGGAGGCCATTCGCGACTACATGGGCATCCCCGCCGACATCGACCACCTCGGCCTCGTGTCGATCGTGGAGCGCAACCGGCGCGACTTCGCCTTGGTCGCCCAGGGCGTGCTCGTCCACGCGCACGCCGTACACGTGCTGTCGGTCGACGGCGCACGGACGAGCGCCCTCCTCCGCGCTGTCGCCGTCGCCCTCGGCCAGCCCGACCAAGACCTCGCCGACCTCCCGGCCAGCGTGGAGGCGCTGCGGCTTCAGCGCGACCGCCTGCAAGCCGCTGCCCAGGACGCGCTGGCGATCGGGAGGGTGCCATGACCGCCGCCCACCGCCTCCTGGTCGAGGCCTGCGCGTTCCGCCCGCTCCGCACGCTGGAGGACCTGGAGGCTCACCGCGCGTGGGCTGCCTACCTCCTCACGCTCGGTCACCGCCCCGAGTGGCTGCAGACGACGATCGCGGCGGCGTCCGCCGCCATGGAGGGAGCATGAGCATCGACCTCTGGATCGCCCTCGCCCTCACCGGAGCCGCCCTCGCGTTTTGGTGGAAGTCCCCGCCCGCCGCTCTGGCCGACCACACCACGGTCACCCAGCGCCTGGCCGACCGCTTCTCCGCCATGGGCTACCCCGTCACCCAGACCACCGCGCCCGACGGGGCGGAGGAGCTCCGGGTGAGCTCGAAGACCAGGACGATCACCCTCCGCCGCTACCCTGGGGGCGCGATGTTCATCCTCGCGCCCGGCGGGATCGTGGAGGTGCACAGCGAGTCCATGGCGCGGGCGGTGATCATCCGTGAGCTCAACCGGTGAGCGCCCTCTCAGACGCGGTGGACGCCGCAGAGCAGCTCGTGCTGGCGACGTGGCCCGACCTCAGCCTCGGCGAGACGAGCCGGGACGACACGGTCACCACGGCGCTCGGCTACGGCCGCCCCACGATCGAGTGTCACTGGGAGCCGGGAGACGAGCGCGACCCGGCGCTGTGCTGGGGCCCGCTCGACCACAACGGCTCCTCCTGGGTCGTGGGCGGTGCCGTGGAGGCGATGCGGGTCGCCATCCGTGCCGAGGCTGACCACCTCGACGTCGCCGCGGCCGAGCCCGACGAGGGTGACGACCCGGAGCACATGCGCGCAGACGCTGCCGATCTGCGGCAGATGCTCAGCCGCTGATCAGGGGTCGAGCCCGAACTCCCCCGCGAACCGAGCCGCCTCGAACACCAGCACCCGGATCGCGTCCGTCGGGAGCGCTGCGTACCACGCGGCGAACGCCGACCCGCACGCCGTCAGCCACGCCGCTTCCCCGTCGTTGTAGGCGGTCGCACAGATGCTCCTGTAAACCGCGACGTTCGACGCGGTCAACGGCCCGAACCGGTGCGCGGTGTGCACCCCCTGCGAGCCGTTGCCGTACCACGCCTCGATCACCCAGCCGCTCGCTGCGTTCACCCGGCCCCACCCGACGTTGCTCTCCACCTGCCCCATGGGATCACCCCCTGGTCGAGGGGCTATCCTCCCACGGCCCGAGCGCCTCCCGGGTGTCGTCCATGGCGCCGCGGAGGTCGTGGTGCTCCTCGGCGACCTGCGCCTTCATCGCGTCCGGCAGCGCCCGCACCGCGCGCCGAAGTCGGTCCGCAGCCGCGGCGAGCTCGCGCCCCTCGTGCCGCTGCTTGGCCAGCGCCTCCCCGATCGCGGAGCCCATCGCCACGCCGATCGCCTTGGCGGACTCCTGGTCGAGCACGACCCGGTGAGCGAGCCCGACCTGCAGCGCGCCGGTCAAGCGGAACACGGACATCACGAGCCCGACCGTGGCCACGACCACGCCGATCACCGTCGGATCCGCCCCTGCAGCGTCGGCAACGAGCCCAACCGTGGTCACGCCGCCCGCCGCGATCCACGTGCCCCCCGGGGCGCTCACGTCGCCGCCACGTACACGCGCTGCGCGGTCGGAGGGTCCCACGACAGCGCCCAGGGCAGCCGCGCCCCCGTGCTCCACCGCTCCCCGTCGACGCCCTCCACCGCAACGTGGACCCACCGCCCCGACCCCTTGCCCATCGGCTGGTCGAGGTCCGCCGCCGTGCCGTGCAGCGACTCCGCGATCACCTGCCGCAGCCGGTGCGGGAGCGCGCCCTGTTCCGCCGCCGTCCGGATGACCCGCAGGAGCTGCCGGGGCGTCATCCCGCCCACCTGGATGTCCAGCGCCTGCCCCACCTCGTGCTGCGACGTCGGCGAGCCCGAGGGCATCCGCAGCCCCGACGTCACCCGCACCGGCTTGCCGACGAGCTCGCGGATGACCTCCGCCACCTCGCACACCCGCACCGGCGCCGCCCACAGCTCCGGGTGCGCGCAGAGGTACCCGTAGCGCGCCTCTTGGCCCGCGCAGAACTCCATCCACCCGAAGTGCTCCGTCGGCCCGTGCGAGCCGTCAACCGGGGTACGCCCCATGGCCACCTCCTGGCCGCCATCGTAGCCGAGCGCGCCCGCGAGAGGTAGGCTCGCGGAAAGGAGGGTGAGCCTGAATGACCGTCTCCGCCCCCCAGACGACAGCCACCCGCTACGCCCTGCTCGCAGCGTGCTCCCCGATCGAGCTGACGACCACGCTCATCGATCCCACCGTACCGCTGAGCAACGGCAGCGGCGGCTACCCGGTGACGAACGCGCTGCGCTGCGGCGCCGCCGTGGCGCTTCGGGCCAACGACAGCGCCCGCGCCGCAGTGATCGACGTCTCCACGTTCTCCGCCGTCTGCACGTACACGGTGGTGCTGGAGGACACAGCGCGCGGGATCGGCCCGGTGACGGTGGCGACGGTCAACCCGGCGTCGATCACCGCCTGGGCAGCGGACCTGAACGCAGCCGGGGCGTTTGAGGCGCTCGCCCTGGCGGTCGCTGACGAGGTCGAGGACACGCTGACGATCTACTGGCGCAGCCCGTTCGCCACAGGGATCACGCTCACCCGCAGCGCTACGGCCGTCCTGGCGATGGCCCTGGAGTACGAGACGGCGACGGCGATCCTGTACGGGCGGGCGGCGGCCCGCGTGAACATCTCGGACCCGACGGATTCCACCGCCGCCCAGACCGCGATCGAGGCCTGGCACAACGTGGTCGACCTCACCGGCGAGCCCATCATGCTGGGGCTGCAGGCGGGCCAGGGCTGGAGCCGCTCGGCGCTCCCCTGCGAGATCTACGACGCGCTCGCCTGGCGCGTCCTGGAGCCCGCAGGCCACGCCGACGACGGCGGCAACAGCTCAGGCGTCACGGTCACCTACACGGCTGCGGTGGCGTGGGTCGCTCCGGGGGTGGTGCCGTGAGCCAGATCGGGACGCGCATCTCCTCGCTGGTCCCCCGGGTGGTCGGGCTCGCCCTCGGCCCGATCACCGCTGCGGCGTCTGCGCTGGCGGTGGTGAGCGCTGGCACCCTCGCCTCCCGCCCCACGACCGCCGCCGACGGAGCCGTCTGGATCGCGACGGACGCCGCAACCTCGGCCGACGCCGTCACGGTGATGGTCTCGGGCTCCTGGGTGTCGCTGGGTACGGCCCTGACCGCGTCGCTGACGGCGCTGGGTGCGCTCACCCCGGCCGCGGATCGGCTGCCCTACTTCACCGGGGCGTCCACGGCGGCGTTGACGGCGCTCACGTCCGCGGCCCGAACGGCGCTCGGGGGCTCGGGGTCTGCCACCACCTGGCTGAGCGGCGCCGGCACCCTCACCACCCCGACAGCGGCGCAGATCGGAGCCGTCGCCACGGCCGACGACTACACGCTCACCGCCGTCACCGGCACGCCGACGACGAGTGACAACACGGGGGTGGGCGCGTCCACCACGCTGTCGCTGTCCGTGACCGCCGGTCAGACCTACATGATCACGTTCATTCCGCTGATCACGACCAGCGCCGCAACGAACGGATGGCGTTGGGCCCTGGTCGAGAGCGGCGGTGCGTCGTCATCGAGCTGCACCTCCTTCGGCATGTACCCGACCGCCTCGGCCTTCGAGGGCGGCGGCACGGGCGTCGTGAGCACGGGGGGCGCGAGCGGCTGGAGCACCTGCGGCACGGGCCCCGCGCCGAACGGCGGCTCATCCGGAACGCCGGTCCCAGCCGTGATCACCGCTCACTACGTCTGCACGGGCAGCGGGACGCTCACGCTCTGGTTCCGCCCGGAGATCGCGGCTTCTGCGACCGTCACGGGCGGGACTGGCTACGTCCGGCGCTTCACGACCTGATCAGGGCAGCGCCTCGAACGCGACCTGATGGGCGACCTCGAACCGGAGCGCCCGCAGGTCAGCGAGCGCGGCGATCAGGGCGGGCTGGTCGAACGCCAGCCCCTCCAGCGCCCCACCCGAGGCGATGGCGCCGTCGTGCACCCGCCACGCGCTGAGCACGCGGCCGACGTACGGGGCCGGATCGGCGATCCCGGTGTCGACGATGGCCTGTGCCAGCGCAACGCACGGCACGCGGCACTCCTCCCGCAGCGCGGCGATCGTGGGCGGGTCGGTGACCCCCATCGCGTTCGCGCTGGCGTTCTCGCAGGCGGTGAACGCGGCGTCGACCTCCGCGGCGATGGGAGACGAGGTGATGGTGAGCAGAACGAACGCAGCGAGCATGGAGCCTCCTTGGCTGCCCGTCCGCTAACCTTGCGCATGTTTCCGTGCCATGGTAGGCTGCGGGTGGAGGTGTCATCCATGAACGACGAGATCCCATGGGCGATGGCGAACGTCGCCACGATGCGCCCGCACACCGCCACCACGCTGCTCGCCCGGGCGCGGCAGCACGGCGTGCATGCCCTCGCGGCAAGGGGCTCCGCGCTGGACCGCGACTACCGGCCCGTCGCCCCAAAGCTTGAGCCCGACGCCACCGACGAGGAGCGCCGGGCCGCTGAGGAGGAGGCGGCGCGGCTGCTCGACCTCCGCATCCGGCGCGAGGTGTCGGACGTCGCCCACCTCGGGCTCGACCTGCAGGGCCTCCCGTGGCAGGCCAACCTGATCTCGCTGGTCGGGGTGCTGGCTGACTTCGCGATCCGCGCGCT